AATAGTTCTAGTTCCGCCTGTGGGTCTTCTTCGCCTCTAACATAGACTTTAAGGGAGATTGCAGCATACGCCCAAGTAAAGTTACCTGGTAGATACTCTCTATACTCACTACCTGCTACCATATAGACGGCGGGAAAGTCGTTTACTTCATCCCAGAATTTAAGCTTAGGATATACGTTTCCGAACAGATTAATATTATAATCGCCCGTACCATCGATTTCCTTAAATTTTTCCGCCAGGGCTTTTACAATACTACTTCTTTTACTCATAAAGAAACTGCCCTTAATCTATTAGCGACTTTTTCCGCCGCAATTTCACGAATTGATTTCGATATCAACAGTTTAGGGTCTCGTGATTTCGGAAACTGTTGTTGTCCACCCTCGCTAAAAGTAGCGTAAGGATTCTTCATATAACTATAGAAGGCTGTTATCATGCCTTCTCTGCTTTGTGATAGCTTCTCAACCTTTACAGATCCTGCAAATCTACCAGTACGATAATTAAGAACATCTCTGCGGCTTCCGTCACCCATATTAGCACTTATTACATCTTGTAAATGTGTGTTAATAAATGACTGTAGGGAAGTTAGCTGCAGTTGAGGGTCTTGTTCAGGAGCTTTTACTACTGGAGGTTTTTTAACAGTAGATACACTATTAGTAATCTGTACTGTCCCAGCCAATGTCTTCGGAGCAGTCTTCTTACTATGTGTTATATGTTTCTTTAATGCACTTTTACCAAATTTAATGGTGTTAATAATACCTTCTTTAATATCTTCAAGAATAGTATTAGAACCACTCATGTTATGAAAAGGTACTTTTGATAACTGAAGTGCTAAAGTTGCACGTAGCTTATTAAATACATTCAATTCTTCTTGAGAGAATCTTGCATTTAATCGCTGTCTGTGTAACGTAACTACTACGTAGCCCTCACCTAGCTTACTTCTGGCGGTTTCGATTGCTTCTGCGGAAGTATTTTTAAAGCTATAAGAGGCTTCCACCTGAATAGCATATAGGTCGCTTAGAGCCTTTTGTGCGGCAGCTACTATAATAGGATTGGACTTTTGAGTGCCTAGAGTTAAAATATCTGATATTTTTAGCTCTAATGGAGATACGAGATTAATCTCTCCCTCTGTAGCGATATGCCCTATATCTACTTTTGTTCTTGTACGTCGCTTAGAGTCACCAGTTAATCTACCTTTGTTATCGCGTATTGGATCATAAATAATTGACTGCCCAAAACTAGTTTTTTCTAGCCGTGGATCTTTACTAAGTCTTTCAGTTACAAAACTACGGATATTATCAAAATTTTTGGCAACGATGAATCTATTATCATCTCCGCCATTAATATAAATGAAAGGCGCATTAGGCTTATCAAAATATCCATCTGGGATATCTTCTAGACTTTTATATTGTCTGGTGGCCTTATCATTTAGAACTTCTACTAGAGCCGCGTATGCCTTATTATATGCATCTACGTGAGCTTTAGTATTTCTATATACGTTAACCTTCAGGGCATTATACGATAGATCAAGAATAGTTATCTTCTTATCTAATACAGATCTATAGTCCCTAGATAATATACTATTTATTTCTGGATCTACTATAGCGATGGCGTCTTCTAAGCTAATCTTTTTAGCAGTAGCCATTATGAATAATCCGCTACATAAAGATCTAAAATACGCTTAATATGTGCTGGTAGGTTTGTATTAGTGATATACTCTACCTGCATAGTATTTGGACTAATAGTCTTTGTACTATGTACTGCACTATCATTACGCATGTAGTAGTAAATAAGGTCTAGTACTGCAATCTTCAGATCTGCAGGTACTTCTTCGTATCCGGCAAAGTAACTAACCTTATACCCATTAATCTTTTCAGGAAATCCCTGAGGACTTAAACTAACAATCTGATCGTTGCTTTGCACCCAATCAGTAAACTTTGTTAACTTAGTATATGTCTGTCCGTAATCTTCACTGTAAGAAACACTAATAATGTTTACTACTGGTGTTTCTTTTAGTAGTATTCTTTTGAATCCGCCATCGAATACTTCGATCTTCGCTTCGTCGTAGTAATCGATGAAAGTGCGACGGCAATATGATTTAACTAGATCCGATACTTGTGGCACAAGTGCTGCGATTTCAGCATCACGAGTTGTACTTGCAATGCCTGTATGGGTCTTATATTCTTCTAAACTTACTAAATCTGCTCCCATGGCATCTCCTTTATCTTTTAAGTCAACTAAGTAATTGACTTAAAAGATAGGGATCCGAAGATCCCTATCAGAACTAATTAAGCTCCGTATACTAGAGTACTTACGCCGCTTCCTAGGTTGGAAGTTAGACGAGTCATACCTGTACGTAGACTTGCTACGAATACACGACGCTGAGTTTCTACTAGCTCTTGTGTATCAACACGAACACCGCGCTGTGAACCAACGATGAAGTTAGCAGGTGCGAAGCAAATAGCACCTAGTTCGCCGTTAGCCTTGCTGTTGAATTCTGCGGATACTAGAACTGGGCTGTTACCGATAGAACCGATTTGGCCAGTTAATAGAGTAGCTGCAGGACCAACTTGGTTCATTGTCTGGAATGTGCTGTCATCTAGCAGGTCGTAGTAAACGTCCTGAGAAACGATGTATACTAGCTCAGCAGGGTCAAGACCCCAAGCACCTAGGCCCTTACGCATAGTGCGCATATTGGCAACAGTAACTGTACCGCTAGCTGCGCTAGGGGCAACGTCAGCAACTGCATCCCATGTTGCTAGGCCCTTAACTGGATCTGCACCAGCGCCTGCTCCACGTAGGAAGGCACGGTCAACAGAGCGAGCTAGACGACGAACCATAGCTTCACGAATAACAGGCATCAGAGCGATAAGAGAATCTTCTTCTTCTTCGTACGCTAGATACTCGTTCGTTGCTACCTTGTACGCATTTAGCGTAATTTCCTTTAGGGCGTGTGGAGAACCGCTACCTGGTGTGAAACCAGAAGTAGAGCTTGTACCACCAGCACTGTTAGAAGTACCGAACTGAGCGTTAGTTACCCATGTTGCAACACCAGCTTCTGGGTTCACAGGGATAGTCATAACGTTAGTCTGCATGTTGATGCTACGTAGAAGCGGAGCAACAACTAGACGACGACGAACTTCGGCTTCTAGGTTCAGGTTAACTTCTAGTTCCCAAGTTGCGCTTGGTAGGTGTTGACCGAACTTTTGAACCATCTCAGCACCAAACTTGGTGTCTTCGATACGGCGGCCCATAGCCTTAGCTAGTAGAACTGCCTTTTCCTTTTGGTCGTATGTCATATCGCCTGGCTTTGTATCACCAAACTGCATACGAGACTTTGTAATTGCCTCTAGCTCAGCAGCCTTCTCCTTAAGAGTGGCTTCTAGACCTTGTAGGGCCTTTTGACCGGCGTCTTGAGCTTCGGCTAGGCGCTTCTCAACGTCAGCTAGTAGCTTTTCTGCACCAGTTGTACTGGCTTCAACGGCTGCCTTAACGCGAGCATTTAACTCAGCGTCAGCCTTTTCCTTGGCTTCCTTCTCGGCCTTTTCCTTGGCTTGCTGTTCAGCAACAGCCTTGGTTGCGGCTTCGGCAGCGCGTGCTGCAGCGTCGGCAAGCATCTTTTCTAATTCTTTTGGATCCATATCCCATTCCTTTTTAGTATCGCGATTTGCTTCCGTTGAGGATTCTAGCCCTTTAGCTGACTCGCTACCGGGTGCAAACTGCTGTTTGAACAACTCATATTCCGCGGCACTATCAAATGCCTTGGCTAAACTGAATAACGTATTTTGATTAGCGGGAACACTCACGATACTAATTTCGTGAAGCTCTAGCTCCTTGACTACAAAAACTTCTGCAGCACTATTGTACTCGGCATCCACAATGCGGAAACCGATACTAAAAGCAGTTAAGATACCGTTCTTAACTAACTTATAGACATTGCCAGCGGCACTGGAAACGCATGCTTTAATCCATAATCCCTTATTATCGATCTTATGGTCAACCATCCTACCAACAGGCTGAGAGTGGTCATGGTAAGCTAAAATGATCGGGTTCTTTAGATAATTACCCAGACCTTTATCCCATACACCAGATGGTACAACGTCCCCTTGACGGTCAACATCATTAGTCGAGGCATAACCCTCGATTTCTACTGTCTCTGTACCGTCGTCCGATGGTAGTGCTTTTACAGTAAAGTTACTGCTAAAGTATAAAACTTTATTTTTATCTACCATATTACTCCTTTGGTGGTCGACCACCCTGTGATGGATTTGCCGCGCTTCCTGCTATATTAGCTGGTACACGTAAATCGTCGCTTCCAGGTTTACTTGGATAGCGTAACTCAACTCTGGCTTCATTAGGAGTTATAATGCCGCCATTTACTAATGTTGCGTGATAACCCGCAATATCTTTTAATTCTGGTTGAAGTGCCGACACATTAGATGTAATGGCATCAACGTCATATCCGAAATATCTTTCCACAGCACTAACGTACTTTCGAACCACGGGCATGACTGTTTCAAGATAGAATAGCCGTAAATTAGGGGAAATATTGGCATTATTTCCTCCCTCAAGCAGAATAGATGGAACTCCAATTGCAGTAGTAATTCTATTACTATGCGTCTTGATAGACTCGTCAAAGTCTAGATCCTTGAAGGTTCCTGAATTGATCTGCGCTGGCTTTAGTCCGTTATCTAAAATAACAGGCTTTCGGCCTCCGCCTTTCGCATTATAGCGTTGTTGCCAGTAAGCAATTGTCTTATCTTTGGCAACCTGTGACAGCGTGTTTTCAGATGTTAGAACTAAACCACCGAAAACTGCTCCGTTCTCGAAGAACTTTTCCTGAAACTCGTACATGCTGTACAGAATATCAATTGAGCGTTGGCAGCTTTCTAGTCTACTTGATCCACGATAAATACTCTGAGAGTGTAGGTCGCGGAAGTGGAAGATATCTTCTTCTTTGAAATCAACCGTTCCAAGGTAACGATATCCACGGATAAACGTTTTAGGGTCGGTTAGGATCTGTACGTTATTAGCTGGAAGGTGATACATGAATGTACCATCGTAATAGATGAATACGTCACCCTCTAAAATCAAGTCCATGAAAATGGCTTGACGAAATTCTTGAACGGACTGATATGGATTAGGTCTATAGTTTAACAGGCTATTAAGCGTCTTCTGACGCACACCTGCAACCACACCCTCCAAAACCTTGTCCTTAACATCATAGTCTAGGCTGCAGCATGCATGTACTAACAAGGATGTTGGGCGATTCACCGCCTCTAGTTTTTGGAACGCCTGCTGATATGTAATCTTCTGCGTAGTTCCAATGAATACCCCTTCTTGGTAGGATATTCTTTCCTGAGCTGGATTAAGCTTTTCGCTCATCCAACCTTTAAAATCTTGATACCAACTCATATTTCACCCTATGTGAATTCGCTGAATGGTGAACCATATGAGGGTTGCTTTACGACCGTCTCCCCAGAACGTTTAGAGCGCTGCAATTCAATCCATCGCTGCTGTTTAGGTTCGGAGCCTTTCGGTGGAGCCTTACCATAAACACTGTGCAGCGCGACATGATGCCTGTTACATAGGGTGTAAACTAGATCATAAAGCTCTACATGATGTTCCTCGATAAACTCGTCTCGAACGGCTAAAATACCTTCGTCCGTTGATATGTCGTAGCCCTTCTTAGCGGCCCAATCATCTAGCAATAACGTTACTGAATGCAAGTGGTGAAGTTCGAGATCAGAACCAGTTCCGCAGATGTAACAAGAATCTTTCTTCTCATACGCGGCTTTCGCTCTATCTCGCACCCACTTTACCGGGATTCTTTTGTTTGTATTTTTTGCCATATTATTCGATTATTTAGTATTATAACCCCGAAGCTCCAAAAAGTCAATGACGATTTTTTCAATTGCTACACACGGCACTATACCTACCACTATCAAATGGTATACGTATATAGCGCGTATCTTAACGCGTCAGCCATGTGAGAATACTTGTCGTGCTTTGGACGTTCTTTTTGTAGGCCTTCTTTGTCATCCCATGCATATTGATCCATCATCTCTAGAACATTGGTGCAGTGACTCATCACTTTAATGCGACCCTGAGCCGCTAAAGTTTGTACGTATGCAATGCCTGGCAGTACATCCTTCTTGGCACGTATAGTGGCTAGGTTATAGGTATAGGCTAAGTCAGCTGCAAACTGTGCAGCAGCACTATCAATGAACACGCTTTCAATTCCCCACTTCTCGCACTGAGCTTTGAACTTTTCTGCGTGTATAGCTGTCACAGCCTCGCTCTCTAAGTACTCGTCTACAATATAGAAGCAGTCTTCGTAGTGATTATAGGCGATCACTACGAACGCAGTAGCATCTCTATATCCAGGATCGCACCCAGCTATAAACTCACAACCATCTAGAGGAGGTAGATCATCGATAATATCCTCTTCTTTGAGGCTATAGATCTGACCCTCAAATGTAGTGAAGCTAGCAAGATATTCCTGTTCGAACTCCGCTTTAGACATAGAGCGTCTAGCTTCTTCTACGTCACTCTCAGCCATTCTCTCGTTCTCGGTATAGTCAGCCTGAATAGCTACCCATTCCTTAAATTTAGGGTCAAACCCTCGATTCCAAAATATTGAGAACCAGTTATTCTTACCACGAGGCGTAGAGATAAAGATGGCTTTCGCATTCGGCTTATCTAGAGTAGGGCGCAGAGCAACGTTAAACGCAGCTTCACCCCCATCGCTAAGGGCAGCTTCATCAAAAATTATAAGGTCATAGCTACGACCTACACAAGAGTCTACAGTCGAAATAGAGCCCATTCTAATAGTGGACCCATTCGACAACTCAATAATCTTATCTTTCAGATTATCTCTAGAAACTTCTAGATCAAAATGCTTAATCAGTTTTCTCTGTAG